GAAGGGATGAACCCCTCATAGAAGGATGCAAGGCGCATCCCTCCAGGAGAGGATCAAGATGTCAACCGAACACGTCAGTGATGCGGTGTGCCTCAAGTTCAAGGAAGGACCAGCAAGCCCACTCCTTGTATTGTTGAAGCGTGGAGAACTTCTTCTCAGCGAAGACCTCGTGCATGGAATACCCAAGGTCTTCTAAAGCGTTCTCGATCTGTGTCTCATACTCTCCATATTTGTCATGTAAATCAGATGAGTAAGTGAAACCGTGAACCCCAGTATCAGCACCATGTTTGGAGATGTCAAGGAGTTCACCATCTTCAAAGACCTCACCAAGGATGACAAAGGTCAATGGTTGTGTGGTAGTCATGTGATCAAAGCGAGTTGAAGGATGATAAAGCCAGCCCCTGCCATGAGCAGGAGAAGACTGACTGATGGCACTGTAGAGCAGGCAGCGGCTGCAAAGGTGAGGGCTGCAATGAATGTTAACATGGGATCAAGCAGGATCTGCTAAATAGCTGGAAACGTCGCTGTTGTTGCTGATGTAGTCGTACACATCAAACAGGTCATCAAAGAGATCACCCATCTGATCGCCGCAGCCGTCACGCAATGCAAAGGCTCGATCGCCATCCTCATTGGTCTCATGAGTCAGGCAACAAGGAGTGCAAGAGAGCAAAGCCTCGTTGAGTTGGTCGAAGGTAAAGTCGGTGGTGTTCATGAGGCGATAGACCAACGGCGGACGGTGGATGGGCTGACGCTGTAACGAGTGGCGATCTGACGCCACGTGTGGGTATGCTTGAGGCGAGTGATGCGTGTGGATCGTGATTCTGTCGCCCACATCAAGACGATGATGGGAAGCAGTAGCAAGACCAACACACAGGCGATAGCTGTGGTCATGGTGCTGATGCTGCGAGGATGTGGTGTGAGTGGATGTTGTTGGAGCCAGAGCGAGTCGATGGCTGCCTACCCTTGCAAGGTGTGGCGGCTCATCTGAGCCCCTCCTTTCGCTTGGGTGACCCCAAGGTAGACCCTCCTGGCCCATCGTGCCATCACCTTGTGACACTTATCCATGTGGTCGCGGACAGATCGCGAGAGATAGACCGATCGCGTGCACGTGCGCGTTACCTATTGGTGCCCATATCGTGCCACAAGGTGTCCTCAGTGTGCCAATCCAGCAGCCGGCACGGGGGGTAGCCGCGATCCGGCGCTATATAGAATAGGCTTGACAAAATTATGTCAAAATTTAAGGCTGTTCAAAGCACCTAGCAGCGTCTTCTGTAGGGATAAGAACCCTACTAACCCTACCACCCTCCAGATACTCAATCATATAGACCTCAGGGGCGATCTCAACGCCCCCTACAATAAACAAAGACAACAAAAGAGTACACATAATCAGCACCACATAGCTTCATAGACAGCAGGCATAGCATCATGAATAAGATTCTTACAACCTTCAGCAATCGTACGATGCTCTAGCTGGGTCTCAGGAGACGCTCTAAGGTCGATGTAATGTAACCAAGACCTAATCGTACCATTCATGTACAAAGTCGTCTCTGAGCCGATAGGAAGGACGTCTCGTGCACATTCCTTAGCAATACCAGCATCAATCATCTTGTCATACAATCCATGCATTTTTTTATACATGTCATTGATTTGATCTTGCCAAGCATATTGTTCAGCCAACGGTATATCATCAATACTGTTCTGCCTATTACTAACATCCTGTCTACGAAGCAGAGGAGGCAGAGGTAAAGATTGAACTTGTGAGTACCGTTGAGAGAACTCTTGGAATGAGAATGATCTGTGTCTAAGGATTTGAGCACTGATAGCTCTTGTTGTTTTGATTTCTACAACCATGTTAGCCATTTCAAACGGAGACCAATGCCTATGTTTGATAAGGTATTTAAGGAGACGGGGTGCTGTCTCAAGGTTGTTTTGGTTAGCAGGATTAGATACTCTTGCACAGTATGCTATGAGTTCTTCTGCTTTAGGTGTAATGGAAATTAGTTTAGCGGTGTGCATATATGAGTATATATGATATATATGTGGTATCTAGTAGTCTTACTAGAGTAAGAAGAAAAAGAACTAATAGAGAAGATGGTTCAGTCGTTCCTCCTTCACCTCATCTTCCATTAGTAAAGGAGAGAGAAAGTTTGTCATCCCTCTCCTAATTGACCGCTTTTTCCACACACGAGGGCACCACTCCCCGTGTTATAGGGGCCTATTACCGTCATCTAATGTTAGAAACCCAGTTAGGTACTGAGTTTTTTGTCTTACCTCTAGCTTCTTGTCTTTGTTTGTATGTCATACCAAAAACCATGTGGTTAGCGGCTGACTGAGGGTCATCTTTCCAAGCTTGTTCTAGGTCTTTCCATTCTTCAAATTTACGTTTAGCGATCTCATGGTTAGCAGAGATAGCCATAGCATCTGTAAAGTATTTTACACCTTGTGCTAGGGAGTCAAGTCTGTCATCGTGTTTAACAGCGCCTTTCTCTCTGCACATGCGACTCATCTGATAGAAGAGCATATAGAGGAGACGTTCTTCTGGAGCAGCTTTTGGGTTTGAGTTATAGTCCCAATCGATGACAGCACGATCAATAACAAGGCGGTGTTGATTAAGGACAGGCTCAAGAGCATCGATGATACGATCTTCTTTCCTGACATTAGCGCGGACTTCTTCGATGTCAATGTTTTGTTTAGTTTGGATCAGGTGTTTTTTAAAGAGTTCAGCGACGATACCGTCACCAAAGTTAGTTTCAATAAGGAGTTTAGTCGTTTTAAATTTACGACAACCTCTTAGTATGTCCAGGAGTGTATTGTCACTGTACCCGTCTCTGTAAGCTCGCATTTCATGCACGTACAGGAAACCGTTGCGTTGGGAGATATAAGTTGCCGCTGTTTCATCTGTACCACGGCCCGACGGGTCAATGCTGCAGAGGCTCTCGGAGTAAGAATCCCAGGATCCTTGGTGCTGCATTGGAGAGTAGAAATAATCTCCAGGTAATCCGACTGTTGGAGCGTCCTTGATAATGTTTTGGGGGTCGCTACACCAGATGATGGATTCAGGAGCAGTAGTAGGATTGACAGAGGTGACAATAAGGTCAGCCATTTTAAGTGGGAACTTCTCGGCATCACTAAGAGTTGTGTCAAGCATGAACTGCAACATAAAGTTGCTGCGTCCCATTGCTGCTTCACGTTCAATAAGGTCGTCATTACTAAATCTGTCAGGGTCAGTTACTTCCCAGGGTTCAGCACCGTTATCAATATCTTCTACAAGCTGTGGGGCTAGTAGACCTTCGTAGTTAGCGAGTTTCTTAGGATAACGGGAGGGCCAAACAAATGGTCTGTAGTTACGTTCAGCAAGCTTACGATAGATTGTAAACGTAGTTTGAGGAGTCCCTAGAAACATAATTCTAGAGTCTGCGTTAGGTGTTAGGATTGATTCAGTTTCAGTACAGAGTTGTAATAATTTCTCCCGCATGAGTTCCGTCATTGAGTTGCCAGGAACTTCTATGTCGTCAAGAATCATAAGGTCAGCGCGGCTACCAGTAAGCTGACCAGTAATGCCAACAGACTTGACCGAAGGAGCTTGGTGAGGTTTAGCCGGTCCCACGTCGAAGGATACTCTGGACCATCTTTGGTCATCTGATTTAGGTTTTAGGTGTGCAAGCCATTCTACCTCAAGGATAAGGCGTTGACAAAAGATTGAGAAGGAGTCTGCTCTATCCTTAGATGCAGATACTACCATGATCTTTTTATCAGCGTTATTAAAGAGTGTCCATAGAACAAATGCTGCTGTGATCCAGCTTTTACCTACACCACGGAAGGCTTGGATTTGTAATCGTTTAGGGCCATGCTGAAGGTATTCTGCGATGCAGAGTTGAGCACGGGTTGGTTGTGGAAGTTTGAGGTGAGCCCAGACAGCAGTAAGAAAGTATCTAAAGTCTGATCTAAGGTTAGCTTCAAGAGAGTCTGTATGCATTCTATATGCTTTTGTAAGGGGCCTCTAGGGTGTGTTAGGTAGGATTCCACCCTAGAGGAGTTTAAGAGGGGTTCTAGAGGCTTCTAGAGGGTAGCATTAACGACGATCGTAGCTGCTTTTGAACGTACCGCTGCTAAAAGCTCTTTTACGTTCTGCTGCTTTGGCCTCACTCCGGTTTTTTTCTAAACCACGTTGCCTAGCTCGTGCTGCTCTGCTTTGTGAAGTAGAGGAACTGCGACGGTTTTGAGCCCGCGAACGCCTTGGCGCTGATGCTGTTGTTCTAGATGGAGAGGATTGAAACCTACGTCCAGATACACGAGAAGAGCTAGCACCTTTCTTTTCAGTCATCCCTTCAGGAGAGGCTGCTTTTTCTCGATTAGCTTTTTCTTCAGCAGTAAGCCTACTTCCTAAAGAAGCGCCGTTAACTGTTTGATTAGGACGGGTAGTGGTATTAGGTGTAGATTTAGCAGGCTTAGATGCTTTTGTTGTAGGCGCTGCTTTTTTAACTTTAGGTTTAGTAGAGCGTGTAGAAGATTTAGTAGTAGAAGCTTT